AAAGTTACCAGAAGCAGGACAAGTAAACGTAACAATACTAAATCCTGCTGTTGTATTAGCACTGATTGTCGAAGGTATTGTTCCGCTTGTGTTGGTTACTGCTGCACCGCCTGCTTTCCATTGCCAGCCAACGTAGGTAGCGGCATTAGTATTCATTTGAGCTAATGCGCCAACAGTAAAGCCTGTAGAGCCAAATGCAGTCAATCCAGTTGCTTCAGTTGTTTCAGCAGCCGTTGAATTTGATTCAAGTTGCTTAGTAGTGCCACGAACAGAATCGTATAACGCATGGTCAGTAGCGCCAGAACGACCTTTAACCCATACGAAATCAGGCTGGAATGAAACACTATTTACTGCATTAGACACAGACAACGTAGCACCAGTACCAGTATAAGTCGTCGCTGCCATATACAACGCACCATTAGGAATAGTAGGCGTAGGTAAGTTAAAGGTATTGAGTGACTTGAATCCGGTTGGTGGAGTGTAGGTGAATGGTTGCTGACCGAAGTTATAGTCAAATACGCTATTTGTATTTGCGGTAGATATATTACCAAATGCGTAATTTAATCCCGCCGTTCCACTTTGCGTTCCTTGTAAAACATTGTTTTTATAAAATGCCGCTGTCCCTGCATCAACGTCAAAAGCAACCCCAATAACATCACCTGTTGCGTAAGAAGCGCCAAAAGCAACCCAAGCTGCCCCGTTAAATCTATTCCCACTTAAAGCATAAACAAGAAAGTTTTGCCCCGCTACTCCAGTGTAGTAAGTATTGCTATCACCAATAGTGCTTGTTGTTGGGGTAGCTTCGTAATACCATTTGCCTGAAGTGACTTGAATTGTTCCAGCTACGTTTGACGTTGTATTTCTTAAATTTCCCCAAGAAGATGTATAGCCAGTAATTAAAGGATTTAACGTACAGAAATTAGCATTAGTAGCACTCGTTAACGTAGGCACATCTGTCATTGAATCATACGTTACACCCGCAGTGACAGATATATTGTTTGGTGTCCAGTTGTTACCGTTACCTGACGAGTCTTTACCGATAGTCGTAGCAGTAGCGCCAGAGTTATCTTGGAAGTTAAGGTAGAAACCGTTAGTGCCGTATGAACCAGAATACTTTGCAGGCGACCACACACCATAAGAGTTATACGCACCGAATGATGATGGCGTTAGTGCTTGACCGTCAATAAAGTTTACTTCTGTTAGGTAGCCGTCAAAGTAATGTGTGGAATAAGCTGTTTGTCCACTCCCGATATAATGAGTATATGTAGCAGCATTAATCCAAGCATCAGCGTTTTGCGAAATAAAAGAAGCTGAATAACTATTTGTCGTGGCTGTTTGTAGCACGCCATTAACATAAATTTTACACATGTTTGCAACAACTGCTTGTGTTGTATCAAATACAACAACAACGTGATACCAAGCAGATGGATCACGGAATACAGCATTTGTTTGCCAACCTGTTTTTATGCCAGCGGAAAGCTCTACATATACTATTAAAGTGTCAACAGTAAATTGAACGTAATGTAAGCCGCCAGTAGTATTAAAATTATTTGCAAAAAGAGTTTGTTGATTACTCCCAAGAGTCCCACGCTTAACCCAAGCACTCCAAGTCCAAGTTTTTCGATTGCCAGCAACAGTAACCGATCTAGAGAAAGAAGCAGACGCACTAGAGCGCAGTCGTACACTACGCTGCACTGGGAATGTTGGACCAGATGGGTTGCCCCCACCTACAATTGTGATACTCATTACGCCACCGCCAAAGATTGACCTTGTTGATAGAGGTTGGTTCCGTCTGATCTAAATATAAAGTAATCTCTTGCGCCTGCTGCCGTTGACAGAGTAGGAGCTGCACCACCTGTCCATTTAAATACAGCGTTCCATGTCAGGGTGTTACTACCAGCGTTCTGAATCACAGCTAAAGCATAGAAGCCACCATTAACCAAGTTGGTTGGTGCGCCCATTGTTCTGTTAGTGGATACAAAAGTAAACGTGGCAGTCTGGCCTAGTGAAGTATCCCAAGCAATCGTAGCTGCATCAGTTAAATTGATATTAGGCGCATAAGCCGTACCGATAAACGATGTCTGACCACTCGTTCCAAATGTAGCTACAACCGTACCAGCACCTGATCCTGTTTTAACAGACAAGATGCCCGTATTATCCGACGCTATATTTGTGCCTGAATTCGAAGCGTTACCCGCAGTTATCGTTGAAGCCATGTTTTACCCCTTATCCTACTACTGTCCAATTTGATCCCGGTGGGATAGTTACAGATGTAACTGATGTGATATTCGTGCTACCTACAGACTGTGATGGGCTAACCGTGTAATTACCTACACCACCTGTGCCTGTACCTAATGCTGTAATCGTTGTACCTACTGTAACTCCTGTGCCTGTAATAACTGCGCCTACATATAAAGTGCCTGTAGTTACTGCCGTAACAGTCAAAGTTGTAGCAGCAATAGAGCCAGTAAAATCAAGCGGCACTAACGTTACAGGACCTGCAGTCATTGCGTTATATCCATTAGTAATTGTGTAGCTTGCTGTAATCTGAGTCTCATTCTCAAAAAACGCTTTGTTTAAACCACCACCTGTAGCACCGCCACCGCCACCAATCTCACCCCATGTAGCAGTATTAGTGTTGTAGCCTTCATATGTACCAGTCGTGGTGTTGTAGCGAATACCTGTGCCAGCTCTTTGTCCAGTTGTACCAGAAGGCAGCTTCAAACTACCTGTACCACCGAACGAGCCATTGCCGCCAAACGTACCGCTACCGCTAGATTGAAAGTCACTCGCTACATAATTTACCGCATCAACCACATTGACTGCATCGCAAGCTACAAACACAGTCTTACCAATAGGAATAGCTACTGTTGTGCCACCTGTAGGCGTTGTGCCGTTTAATGCAGTTGCAGCAGAGATCGTTACTATTTGGTTAGTACTGTTCTTAATGATGTAAACTTTTGTTGCAGGCGGTATATAAACCGTAGCTGCGCCGCCGGGAGTCCCTGTTAGAACTACAACCGCTTGTCTTGATTGATCTGCTGCACCATTAAACGCTGTTAATGCCTGTGATACAGAAGTAACAGGAACCGAAGCAACACCAGCAATTGCGGCTTCTAGTAAAGTTCCTAAGTTAGTATTTGTAGTTACACCCCAGACACCAGCTTGGTCGCCTGTACCAATTAGGTTTAATCTTAGGTTGTTTGAATAAGTTGTAGCCATTTCCTAATCCTTTACGTTACAACCCAGTTTGAGCCGTCAGCCACTGTCACAGTTATACCATCCGCTATACTAATTGGTCCCGGAGTCATACCATTAAACCCAGTTGGAATTGTACTATTTACGGTTATAGTTTTAGATGCTAAATAAATCGCACCGTCCCCACCGGCTACTATTGTTTGGTCTGTGCTTTCATACGCCGCTTTACCAGCAGGATAAGTAACAAACACATCTTTAGTTCCAGCAGAGAAAACTATTTTTGCAGTAGTGCCTAAGTAATTAGATAATACAGTGTCACGAGAAAGCGTTGTGCCAGACGATGTGTACGTACCAACACCTACTTCCCATTCATCACCAGTCTGAGCAGCTATAGTGTAATAAGTATTGTTTCCGTTACCAATGTCAGCAAACGACCGATACCCAGTAACAGCACCGGCAAGTGTTATAGTGCCATTACCCGTCGTAGTGGTTGTTTCTTTTACCCTATCTTTTACGACAAATGCCATCAGAAAACCTCAGTATCTATTAGTACCCAATCAGTCGGCGTATCTGTATCTATCAACTGCCAATCACCATTCACATTACTATTTATTGGCTGCCAATTTGCATCTTGCTCTGTACTAATATAGAAGTAAGACCAGTGCGGTGCCGCTGTTACAGTCCCTACGCTTGTTGTGGCTACTAAACGCTCTAAAGTATTAAAGTGCCTTACACCAAACGGTACATAACTTATATCACCTGTCGCTGTTACTCCAGATATTAATGCAACCTGTGAGAAGACAACACTACCAACCGACCCAGTACTATCAACACCAGTCAAACTTACTTCTGTTAGTAGCCCAACATCGCCTACCGTACCTGTTGCAGTGGTTCCATCTTCCTGACCAGACTGCTCTGCTACTACAGTACCAACTGAACCCGTTCCAATTACGCCAGATAAAACAATCGCCTTACCATAAAACGGATCGCCCGCCTGACCTGTTCCGGTTACACCACTCAGCGAAACACTACTCTCTAACCCTATCGTGCCAACCGAACCTGTAGCTGTTACTGCGGTTACACTTATCTGCCGTTCTTCTACTGTTACCGTGCCAACCGAACCTGTGGCTGTTACTGCTGTTAGATCAAACGCATACTCAAAACCTACATTACCAACTGATCCAGTTGCAGTAACTCCAGTTAAGCTGTCTTCCTTACCAAAAGCTACTGTACCTACTGTACCTGTGGCTGTAACCGCAGTTAATCCAACATCAGAAGCTGCTACAACATTACCAACCGAACCTGTAGCTGTAACCCCAGTAAGACTTACACTAACCGCATTAGCAGCAGGTAGCCCTGAAAAGGGTATTTCGGCGAACGAACTTATACCAAACATGGCTACGCCCGCCTTTTAAAAGTTAAGCTATATTTAACAGCGCAGTGCCGGGAGCATTAGCAGGCATCAGTAACGTAAATGTACCAGCAGTAATCGTCTGCGAACCAAACGTATGAACACTCACAGCCTTATTAGTTTGGGTACTGTTATATATCAACACAGTATCAAACGCAGTAGATAAGGTCACGCTTGAATAAGTAATCGAAGCTGATGGAGTCCAATATGCAGTCGTACCAGATGTTGCCGGTGCAGTTGAATTAGTTACAGTAACACCACCAGCCGTATAGCCAGCACCTGATACTTCACCTGTTACAGTATATGCAGTTGTTGCAGCACCAAGAGTAGCTGAAGTTACATACAAAGCAGCTTTAAAAGTATCAGCAGTAGTAGCCGCACGGATTGGTGCAGTACCAAAATTGTGTGTTGCAGTGAGAATCTCGCCCTTAAACGAGGTACACATTGCTTGAGTAGACATAGTCTTTCCTTTATCCTAAAGATGCGGCGACGGCCTCGCCTGTTAAACTGAACTTCTTCAACGTCATGTGTACGGAGCGATGTACTAATTCATCATTCAACCAATACTCAACCCACTCAGCACGTTCATTATCATTCTCGTCAACGCCTTCACGCTTTAGAAGTAACGAATCATCCATCTCGCCTTTGGTTGTATTTACTAGTGCCATATCTGCTCCTATACAAATCTTAGTAGTGCTGTTGTTGCTGAGTTGACCGGCATCGTTACTGTGTTATTTGTTGCAGTAAATACCTTATCAGAACCAAAATCTAATACCGCAATCGACTTATTGCTTTGTGAGCTGTTATATATCAAGGCACCACGAGCAGTAAACGAAGCACCGGGCCAAGATACATTATTAAAGTCTATGTAAACTGTATTTGTGTTTACATCTGTAGCTATAGTCACACCTGTAATAACTCTACCACCTGCTGTATACCCAGTACCAACTACTTCATTCTCTGTTGTATATACAGTCGTAGATGGATTTAACGTTGCATAAGAAGTATACAAAGCCATTTTTAACGTATTAGTAGAAAGGTTTTGACCCCCCTGCACAATATCGCTTCTAAAACTTAACGTCTGACCTTGTTGTATAGGCATTATGGGTTAACCTTAATTTTTGCCTGACCATCCCGATAACTATCACCACGCTCAAGACCAGTACCAAGACGATTCAACTGTCCGAGTGCTTCTTGGTACATTTTTTCATAGTAGCTAATGATATCTTGTTCACCTTTCATATACAAGTACGCCTCTCTTAAAGAGCCGTATAACAATGCAGGAGAGTAATTATCACCAAGCCATGATGTGCCAGCAGAAACAATAGATTGTGGGTAGTAATAGTAGTGCAGCTCTACATCATAATCATCATCTGGTGTTGGACCCAAAATAAACGACAACTCGTCAGTCGTTACGCTGCTTATAACAGTTGGTCCAAATAGAGCGTAGTACTTAGGCAAACCTTCATCTGCCGGGTTAGGGAAAGAAGCACGAATAAAGTTAACGTCTTTATTTAAC